AAGATCTCTGGTGACGATCTTATTGATGCATTCATTAAGATCGGTGAGTCTTCTAAGTTCCTAAAGGGTGCATCTGCTGGCGCAGAAACTCTTAACGCTGTATGGCAGAACTTTAAGGAAAGCCTACAGACTCAGCTAGGCCAGTTCTTCCTAGACAACTCTAAGCAGATTAAAGCAGCAGTTGACAAGCTAGGACCAACTCTAAGCCAGCTAATCAAGGATGCAGGACCGCTATTCATCGACCTAATCGATGGCTTCACGAAGCTTGTGGGATGGCTAAAGCAGGGTGTTGACTGGTATAACAAACTATCTCCTGGACAGAAAGACTTCGTTCTTAAGCTAATCCAGATTGCTGCTGTACTTGGACCTGTCGTAGTTGCTCTAGGTTCTCTTATGGGAGCATTTGCAGGTATCGCGGCAGGTATTGCAGCGGTTCTAACTCCTGCTGGAGCAGTAATTGCAGCCATTGTAGGTATTGGTGCAGCTATCGGAGCAATCATCGTTTGGGTTAAGAAGTTTGGTGGAGAAAACAGTGCCATCTTCCAGACCCTAAAGGATGCTTGGAACAGTTTCTATCAGGCAGCAGTCGTGCCTGTATGGCAGGGAATCCAGCAGTTCTGGGCTTCTGTAATCAAAGCATTTGATCAGGTTAAGGGTGCTATCGGTGGAAACACTCAGGCATGGGGCTCTTGGTGGACTGGAATTAAAGCAGTTCTAGGATTCGTCTGGAAGTACATTCAGGCTCTATTCTCTGGAATTGTTACCTTCTTCAAGGGTCTACTAGGAGTTCTAGGAAACGTTGTAGAGGGTATTGGTTCATTCATTTCAGGAATCATTAAGATCTTCAAGGGTCTTACTGACTTCATCGTTGGTGTGTTTACCGGCGACTGGAAGAGAGCATGGACTGGTATCAAGGAAATCTGGGATGGTATCTGGGACGCTATCTACGGAACTCTAGCAAACTTTGCTAAGGCCGTAGGAAACATGGCACTAACCATTTACAACTCAGTTGTTAACTTCTTCAAGAAGCTTTACAACGAACTTGTTGGACACTCTATCGTTCCTGACATGGTTAATGCAATCATTAGCTGGTTTAAGAGACTCGTTGATGGTGTCAAGAACGTAATCAATATCATCAAGGGAATCTTTAACGGCTTCGCTTCTGCAATCAAGAACTTCGCTAATCTGTTTGCTAACGGAGTGAAAGAGATTGTAGGATTCTTTGGTTCACTTCCTGGTAAGATTAAGGGAGCACTAGGAAACCTAGCATCTTCACTTTACAACTTTGGACAGAATGTTATCCAGGGATTCGTTAACGGTATGGCAAGTATTGGTGAAAGAGCGATTGCTAAGGCGCGTGATATTGCCAACTCAGTCAAGGACATCGTTAAGGGTGCCCTTGGTATCGGATCACCTTCTAAGGTATTCCGTGAGTATGGTAGAAACGTTGTTCAGGGATTCGTGCTTGGTATCTCAGGTGAACAGGATCAGTTAACTAAGACGCTTTCAGGCTTCTCAGAGAAGCCAAGATTTGAACAGGTTAACGGTTCTCCTAACGCACCTATTACTGGTGGAGCGGGAGCTTCTGGAGCTGCTATTAGCATTGAGAACTACTATGCAAACGATGAAGTTGATCCATGGCGTCAGGCTGAAGATTGGTACTTCTTAATTACTTCTAGAGGAGGAGTAGCCTAATGGCAGCAGGTGATCTAATTACTGCTGATGGTCAGCTAGAATACAACGGTTATGTACTAGGTGACGATGTTACTACCTTCATGGTGAGTTTAACTGGATGGGAGGATCTTCCTCCCATCGACTCATCAAATACTCTTAAGCCAGCATCTTATGGTGCTTGGGCAGGAAAGAAACTTCCAGGTCAGAGAATTCTAACTTGGAATGGTCGTTTCGCTCCAGAAGAGACTAGTAACTGGGCAGATGCATTAAGTAGTCTAAAAAGAGCCTTTACTATTCCAACTGCTGATGAGGAACTTACTATCGTAGTGAGAACTCGTGATGATGTTAAAATTGTCTATGGAGCAGTTACTCAAAGAGCAATCCCTATGGATTATAGTTACTCTTACTTTGGAGCTAACGTTACTATCCAGTTTGAATGCTCTGATCCAAGAAAGTATTCACTAAGCGAAAACACCAGATTTATTTCTATGCCATCTGATACTGAAGATGGTTTAGATTATCCTCTAGTCTATCCTCTAGACTATGGTGTTGATACTATCATCTCTGATCTTATTGTTGAGAATGAAGGAGACGCTCCAAGTCCTGTAATTCTAACCTTCACGGGACCTGTGACTAATCCAACTCTACTAAACTCAACTACTGGATATCAGATTGGATTTAATATTGATATCGCTGATGGTGAATTCCTTGAGGTTAATACCAGAACCGGAACTGTTCTTCTGAACGGAACTGCTGATCGTCTATATACTAGACAGGTTACCTCATCACCAATCCTTGGCTTTACCCTTCTACCAGGAAATAATGAAATGCATGTCTATGCAGATGAATGGACTACTGGTGCAGGTGTTGAAATCGTTTATCGAGATGCTTATCTCTAGGAGAGAAAATGGCAGTAAAAGTTTTAGCTCTTGCTAGCGGAGTAACCGGTCTAGCAGATCATAGAACCCTTAACGGTGCTCTTATCCAAACCGCAGGGGATTTAGATGTTAGAGGTGGACTCTTTCCGGCAAACGGTGCTCAGGCAACCCTGTCAACTGTATCAGCAATGGTATGGAGAGTTGCACCATTAAAGGCTGTGGTTTCTAACACTATCGCGCTAACCCTTGGACCATATCTAGTTGTTTCAGATGCTCCAACCGATATTACCTTCTCTGCTGGTGAAGCTTCTGTTTCACGAGTAGATAGAATTATCGTAAGAGTACGTGACAATACTAATGATGGTTCAGGATCAACCGCAGGAAGTATTGAAATCCTTAAAGGTCAGGCATCTGGTGCTGCAACTGCAATGCCTAATAACTCTCTTCTTCTTTATGAAGTAACTGTTCCCGCAGGAGCTTCAGCAGGAACCGGAGGAATTAGCCTTGGAGCTGCAACCGACAAGAGAGACTTTACTAGCACTGCTGGAGGTATCTCGGTTATTCAGGATGCAACTAAGATGGCTGCAATTGGTCAGCCTTATACCGGTTATACCATTTACCGAGGTGACCTAAAGACTCTGTATGCTCACGATGGAACTAGCTTTAAGGCAATCTCTCTTCCAACTGTAGCAGGATCAGGAAGTCTTACTAGCTTAACTAATCCATATGCTGGAATGATGGCTGTCTCAAGAGACACTAACCGTCCATGGATTTACAACGGAAGCACTTGGATTCAGCCAGGACTACCCGTTAAGCCTGTAGGACATCTTATCCAGCAGTCAGCTCAGTCTATCGCTAATGGTGGAACTGCTGCACTAACGTTCGGTTCTGGATCAGAGGACTTTGATAACTACGGTTTCCACGATACTACTACGAATAACACTCGTGTTACTCCTACCGTTGAAGGGTATTACCGATTCACTGCTCATGTGAATTTCCCAGCAGCAACGTTTACGCAGATTTCTATTGCAGTAGCAAAGAACGGAACTCGTGTTGACCCTCAGGTTATCATGAGACCAGATCCTGCTTCTGGATCTTCTACTGCACAAACTACTGTTACTGTTTACGCTAACGGATCTACTGACTACTTCGAAGCGATTGCAGGTCAGTTCTCTGGTTCTTCTCAGAACACTGGTGTTTCAGCAACGTTCAGATCATCATTTGACTGGGAATACATTGGTCCTTCTACTTACTAAGGAAGTGTTATAAATGGCCAAGCCAGTAGACTGGAATAATGTTTCTAATCTAACTCCTGGCATGAAGAATCTTGGTAATCAGTTTAACCGAAGATGGCCTGGAAGAGATGGAGCTTCCGACGGAGCTTGGGGAGATTACCAGCATCAGCAGGGGACTTCAGGTCATAATCCTGATGACACTCAGTACCATAATGCAGAGTGGGATGGAGATTCTGACAACAAGCAGGAGATTCGTGCTATCGACGTAGACAATACTCTTAACGATCCAGATGTAAATATGCAAATGGTTATTGACCACATGCGTAAACTACCTGGACTGTCAAGTGTTATTCGCTACATGATTTATAATCGTAAGATCTATAAGGCTAGCAACGGATTCAATCCAGAGAATTATACTGGAGCTTCAGCTCATACTGAACATGCTCACTTCTCTGGTGCTTATACTGATGCATCTGACGAGAACAAGACCTTCGATTTCAAGTTCGATGAACTAGGAGAAGATATGCCAACTGCCGAAGAAATTGCAAGTGCTGTATGGAATTACAAGATTACCGATTTTGTTGATACTGCTAATCCAAAGCGTCAGCTTACCGCAGCAACTTGGCTAGGATATTCTGATGGTCGACGCAATGACGAGATGAATAACACCAACGCAAGAGCTAAGGACGTTCTAAACGCTCTCGCTCCTATTGCTGCTGAGGTGGACCTGGATCCTTCAGAGATTCAGGCTATTGCAGACGCCATTCCAACCGCTGAGGAGAACGCTCAGGCTGTTGTAGCTGCACTTGGTGACTCACCTGTAGACAAGCTAGTTGTAGTGCTACAGGCTGCTCTACCGGCAGAGAAGCTAGCTGAGCTAAAGGCAGCACTTTAATAAGGAAAAGACATGCCACAGTATACTTATCGATTCGCTAATCTCCTATCAGATTCAGACCTATGTGAGCTAGAGCTTTCTAGTGTTCGTTTTGATAGAAGAATCATTCAGCCAGGAGCATTCTCTGGAACTATTACTGTAACGAACCGTGATATTGCTGATCAGGTTAAGAAGATTGTTCCTGCAAGAACTGTGGTACATGTCTATCGTGACGGGGATATTTGGGGAACGTATATTATTTGGACTGTCAAAATGCGTTCCTCATCCCGTGGACCTGTTCAGGTAGATCTTCAGGGTGCAACTCTTGAGTCTTGGTTTGATCGTAGGATTGTTGACATGGATATGAACTTTGTCAATACTGATCAGTTCGATATTGCAAGAGAGCTAGTAGATAATGCTCAGACTGGCTGGACTCCATTCGAAGGAAATGCAAACCTAGGAATTCAGTACACTACTAACGACTCTGGAGTTAATAGAGATCGTCAGTACTTCCTAACTGAAGGTGCTTCTGTGGGACAGAGACTTCAGGAACTTGCAGCAGTAGATAATGGCTTTGAATATGTAATTAACACCTATGTTGACGAAGCTCTTGGGTACCGAGTTCGAAAGATGACTTTTGCTACACAGGTTGGTTCAGAGAACCTAGACCTTCTTTACACTTATCCAGGAGCAATCCTGTCTTATGAAATCACTTATGATGCTACTGATTCTGCTACTGCTTGGTGGACTCGTGGAGATACTATCGATGATGATATTTCTGGGACTTCGACTCCTCTTATGATTACTGCACCAGTACTTGCAGAGAGCTGGCTTAACAATGCCTTCCCTCATCTTGATAAGGTTGTTGACTATTCTTCTGTAACGGATCTTTCTACTCTACAGAACTATGCAACCTGGTGGAAGGATAATCATTCAGGAGTTAACGCTATTCCAGTGATTGAAATCTCAACCAATGATACTACTTTAATTCCTCCATCAGCCCTAGGAACTACCGCTGTCTTTACGGTAGAAGACGAGTACTTTGGACATGGAGAGTTTTCTTCAGAGAATAGAATTATTGGAATTGAAGTAACTCCACCAGATCGTGGAAACCAGGAAAAGATTCGTCTTGTTATCGAAACTGATGTAGACCCTACTGACACTGGGAGTGTGTAATGGCTCTTCGATACCCTAAGGATCAGGGTACCGAATGGATGAAGCTAAAGAGAGACATTAAGAATGCCTTCACTTCAGCAAACTCTCGTGTACCTTACCAGAAGATTGCAGCAGGAGTTCTAAAGATTAGCAACTCTCTCCAGGTTCTTGCCGGGGCAGTAATGAAGTTCTCTTACATTAATCAGGATGATGGAATCTATATGGGTTCTAACATCATGTTTACCGGAGATGCCAGCGAAGGTATCTACATCAGAAGAAATAACGGAACTACTGCATTCACTTCTCTGTTCAGAGTATCTGACCACTATGGTTTTACTGGCACTTGGGATGGTGCTGGAAACGTTGTTATGGCCGATGATGCTGTTGCAGGAAAAGGATTAGCAAGACCTTGGATTCCTCATACCTTTGCAGCTACAGGAGAACTAACTTCTCCTCCTACGGCTAGACAAACTGGTAACACTACTGACACAGCCCTTGTCTCTACCATTACTTATGTTCAGCATCCCAAGATGGTAATGTGGGCTTACGTTTATATTCAGACTGCTGGAGCAACCGCTGAAATCAAAGTAAAGGATCTAACCGCAGGGACTACTCTTTGGACTGGGTCATCTACTGGTGGCTACATTAATCCTACCTTTGATATTCCGGGAGACTTCAGCGATTCTCATCAGATTGACATTACAGCCAGAAGATCGGCAGGTTCCGGAAACGTTGGTATTACTGTTCTAAGCCTTCACGGTAGACAGTCATAGCAGCATTATAATTTCATAGGAGGAAAGATGCCAGATCACTTCTTAGCTATCGATTCTGAAGTGGTTAATCAGCTTCTTCCTCTAGGCGATTCCATTATCGGAGCGTTAGTTACTTTAGCAACAGCAGCCATTACTTATGGAGTTGGAAGAGCTAGAGCTAGAGCAGAGCTAGATAATATTAAAGCCGAGAAGAAAAGTATTGAAGCTGCATCCGGTGTTTCTACCGCTGAAGCGGCACAGGTAATTTCAGAAGCAGCAGCAGCTACGGTTCAACCTTTACTAGATCGTATTAGAGAACAAAGACAAGAGATTCGATTCCTTACGGAGAAGAACGTTGAGTACCGAGACACTATCGATCAGGTTAGAACCCATGCAGCCAAACTTGCTGCTGAGAATGAGTTAATGAAGAATAAGTTTAAGCTTCAGGGAGAAAAGATCCCTGAGTTACCAACCGAGGAGACAAAATGAATTCAGCCTATTGGAAGCTACTTGGAGAACGAGCACTAGTTGCCTTCTCTGCCTCTCTTGGTGGCCTGCTTGCAGCAGGGGGATTTGACCTGCTAAGTGCACCTTGGAAGCAGTCTCTAGCAGCATCAGGAATGGCAGCACTACTAGCTGTTCTTGCATCTGTTGCTGGTGGAGCAGCAACTACCTCAAACTCTCCTGCAATTACTTCTAAGGAAACTGAAGTAGAAGCGGAAGCACCTGTTCAGTAATCCTGAACTAGAAAAGAAACTGAACGAAAAGAACCCCCGACCAAACGGTCGGGGGCCTTTTTTATTGCTCTAAAACGGTCTATGATACTTTCTCCGCGTACGCGGTGGTTTTCGTCCCGTATGTTTGTACTGATAATCGGACCACTTATAGAATCTTACGACCCATCCGATTACGGGAATCTTCTCAATGAAACTCATCTGAAGTTGTAGGTCTGCTTCAGTGCAGCTAGTGCATTCTCAAGCTGACTCTTGCGGTTACGAAGCTGGTTGTACCGAGTGTACGCTTCTGCGTAATCAGCAGTTACAAGCTTCAGTTCATCCTCAAGAAGACGCTCAGCAGAACCAGTAGCCTCAACCACAGGCTCAAGTCCACCTGCACCAACCCAGACAGTATCAAACAGCTTACCGTCCTTGGAGAACTCGACAAGAGAACTCTTGTTCCAGTCACTAGTACGGG